TAACATGTTTGTTAAGTGATAAGAATCAATATGTGAACTAGCGTTGTAGTTTGTGTCCCTCAGAAAGAGACCATTGTTTAAAACTGGTGTTGCCATTTTTTCACTTTTTTATTAATAATTGTTTTTAAAATCTTTTGAATATGTTATTACTCCTTGGTAGAGTGCGCTTAGGCGAGCGTGCTGCTGCTTGCGTCTTAGGTTCACCACCTGAAGAGGCCTGCTTGTTGGCTTGAGCAGTCTTTAACTTGCGTACTGTAGCTTCTACAGCCGCGTTTGTTCCCTGTGTCTTTAATTGGTCCTTGTAACCCTGGGGGTCTGCAAGTAACCATAATGCTTCTGATACCAGTGTATAATTTGGTTCTACAAACTGATACTTTTCTAATAGATGACCTAATAGATTTGTGTTCTGTCCTGAAATAGATGGATAAGAAGGATTAACTAGGCCATCATATAACATAGACTGCGTCTTTTTATTAACCTTTATCTCTCCAAGTTTACCTTCTTTTAGTGTGTGGTAAACGCTAGCCATATAGTTCTCAGATGCTTTTTGTTGTTGTTCTCTTTTCATCTCCTGTTCTTGGAGCTTACGTGCAACAACCGCTTCAGACATCTTATCTAACTTTGGTTTAAACTTGTTAGCTTGCTTTTCTAGCTTACCTAAGTCTTTCCAAATTTCAATCTCTTCCTCAATATCTTCTGGTGTACCATATCCTGTTGATGCAAGGTACTCTCTCACAACCTGTGACTGTCCTTCAACAGTAGTAGTATCAGTACTACGAGTTTCTTCAACCTGCGCTAACGTAGAAAACAAACCTTTTAGGTCTTGTCCTCCATCCGCTACATATTTTGCAGCAACCTGTAATTCCTGAGGTAAGCTATCAAAGAATTGCTTAGGAGTTTCACGTCTAACCTTATTAGCTCTCTCATCCATATTAGCTTGGATAAGTTCTTTCCAATCTTTTGCAGAATAGTCTTCTAGTTCTTTATCATCATCAAAAGGAACTATTTGTCCTTTTTCAATCATTTGAGTAAAGACATCTGACATACCTTCAATACGACGTCTGCCTTTTGCGGTTGACTTGTCATCTTCCTTTTCAGCTAACTCTAATCCTTCATTAAGGATCTCATCAACTTCATTAGCTGTAACTGCAGGTTCTTTAGGTGCGGATACTTGTTGTACTGGGTCATCTGTATTCCCTTCAGGTTCAACTTTGTTACTTTCATCCTCAGATACTTCTTCTTTTGGACTTTCAGCTTCCTTTTCATCTAAAAATGATAGATCTACTTCCTCTCCTCTAGAGAAGACATTTGGTTTTTTTACTTCTTCCTCAGGTAGTGTAATAGAGCTTGCCCCGGGAGCTCCTGAAAAGATCTCATCGAGGTTAATTTCTACTTTTTCTACACTGGTTGTTTCCATACTTTCTTCGTTAGCCATTTTGTTTTGGTTTTAATTAATGGTTATTACATATACAATATACTTTAACATCTAGAATAAACCTTAGACATTTGAGGTATTATTATAATTTTTTCACAGTATATAGCTAAGACTTCTTCTTCTTCTTTTCTTTCGTGTCTTTAACGTCATATTTGTTTTTATTCTCACGAGCTATTTGCAAGTTCTTGTTAGCAATATCACGCTGTGTAGCTAACTTTTCTTTCTCAAGTGAAAGCTTGGTTTTATTATCAGCATTGTTGACCGTTGCTTGTTCACGCTTGAAGTCCATCTGCTCTCTATATTGATCCCTCTGACGGATGTCTTTCATAGCATCCTGAAAATCACTTTCTTTATTTTCATTTATGTCAACCTGTGCTCCATAGCCTGCAGATCTAATCTCAGCAACCGTGATATCTTTTTGTCTTTCAGCTTCTTGTTGTGCTGTTTCAAATTGACGTTGTGCTTCTTTTTCTGCTCTTTGTGCCTCAAGTTGCTGTTGTTGCATTTCCTGCTGTTGTTGCATCTCTTGTTGCTTCTGTGCAGTTTGCTTAGTTTCAGCATCCTTAAGTATATCAGACACTTCAGCTATAGAGTCAGATTTAAGTACATTACCTAAATCGTATATAGAAGCCCCTGTAGTATTATTTTGAAGAGCCATCTGCTTTAACTGCTCTAATGTGGCTCTGTGATTTGTTTTAGTTGTAGCAAATACATTAAAATCTCTTAGTAGAAGTTCCTTACCATTAATAGTAAAGTTAACTTTTTCTGCTTCAGTAGTCATATAAGTAAGACGTACTGAAGGATTTGTACTATGGTAATGCTGAGCAAGGTCCGTTCTCATTTGGTGTACTCTAGGCATTAAGTGATCTGCGTGTTGTGTAAAGTACATTTCTGTCTGAGCGTAAGACTGATTCATAGCCTGTGTTACACCTGTTGCAGTCTGTTGTGCAATAGGCGCTCCTAATCTTTGAGGGTTGACTCCTATAGCATCAAATGCTTGTTGCTTAAAGTGAGTAGCTAATTGCACTCTAGACATTAATCTACCCGTTTGTTCTAAATTAAGAGTTTGGTAATGGTTAAAGTTTACAGCATTTTCTGTATTAGTGATAGACGTATCTAATGGCATCATACCAAAGTCTTTCATTGCTACGTAAGCTTTTTCTAAATTATTCTTTCCCCAGTCTTCTCCCATAGAGTGTCTAGGTAAAGCGTTTTGATCAAACATAATTACAGTACCTAACTCGTCTACAAGTATATCTGCAATTTGGTTATTAACCATATTATAACCTATTTGATAAGGTTTCATTAAGTCAACTAATGACGTAGAGCGTGTATTACGATCAGAAAAAATACGTCCTTCTACAGGTAGTTTACATCCATATAAAGAACCTTCTCCTTTAAATTGGTATTGCACCCGTCCTGGTTTACTTCTATTTATCCCTATATAAATTGGGTCAATATCATGGTCTTCAGTTCTCCACGCTGTAGGAACATTAGGACCAATCTTAATTCCACCCCATACATCGTTTATCCACAACCAATCTATATGCTCTCCCTCAATAAGGTTATCTTTTGTCTTCTGCTTAAATAAGTGAGTATTGTAAGTAGGCTTTTCTGTAACCTTATACGCATCATCTACTATTGCTTGAATAATTTCTCCTTCCGGTGTTATTCTAATAAGGTGACCTACCTTACGCTGTGTTTTCCAATAAGTTGTTGTCACTCGCATCATATCAGAATCTCCCCAATCAGAAATGTCTCCGCCTTCGCTAAGTATCCATTGGACTACGTCACCTTCCATACTAGGATTAGTTCCGTGATTTGACATAAGACGTCTGTAATCTAATCCGGGTGCTTCTGTATTCCAAGCATGTGATCTAGAAGCATCATAATAAGATCCGTCATTCTGCATACCATTGAGCAGGTATTTAGAGTTTGTTGCAGGATGTAAATTCTGCATGCTTCTTAACTGAGACTCATCCATTAGATAACCATACTTATCTATCACATCAGCAACAGTCATCATATCACATTTCCCTACAAAGTTAGAATCTGAAATGTATCTTGAATCTGGTGATTTTTGATAGAAGGTTAATACGGGGTTCCACAACTCAACATCATAATCATCCTCGTTCATCTTAAAGTGCCAGAACTCTCTGTCACATATAAGCATATCCTTAAATGCTCTTTCTTCAAGCTCTGCCATTTTAAAACGCTCTTCATCAACATTCAATTGATGTGACGCCCATTCCTCCACCAAACTCCTATAGTCTTTAGAGAAGAAGTCTTCTATTTCAGGAAGTGTTTTTAGTTTTTCAGGTGCTATCTCTTGTTTGAATTCTTCTGATTCAGGATCAGCGCCTTGACTAACCATCGCCATGGTTAATTTATTACGTGCATCAGTCAGCAGGTTTTCTTCAATGAGCGACCTCTTTGACTCTAACATTTCATTATAGGAAGTATCATCAACTGCCCTAAATTGTACTTTATTGTATCTCTTAGAGAACTCTCCAACTAAGACATTTATAACGTTAGGTATAATAGGATAAAACTTTAACTCTAATGCCGTCTCATCCTCTTTTGTTAACACGTCCATAAAATCAGCGTACTCATTATCCTCTTCTATGATGTAGTCCGTCTTATCTATAATACCCTTTGCCAGTTTATAGTTCTTAAGTAAACGACGCGCGTTTTTTTTAAGTTGGTCCATCCCTTTTAGTTCAAGCCAATCTAAATTCCAAGCAGCCCAATCATTATCTTTCTTCTTTGAAGAAATAAATTGCAAGGGTTGCGTCAAAGATGCATTGACGGGAGACTTGTCAACTTTAGCCCCTTTCTTGAGGTCAAGTGCGTTATATAGTTTCATGTTAGTCTGATGTTCAGTACTCTATATAAATATACGCTATATCGGTTATGTTAGGGTCCGAACACGTCATCTCATAATCTATCATTATCCTATATTTTTAAATGGGTTCTTTTTATTACGGCTTGTATTTTTAGATTTACCCTTACCAATATTCCTAAAAGGACTCGTATTTAATTTACGTCTTTTTTGCGGTTTATCCAAAACTTCCAATGATTTATCCCTTTCTCTCCTTTTAACGTATCCTCTATTGGCATGCTGCATTTTAGCAAATGAAGCTAAAGCAGCAAATGCTACCAACCTATCCACGTTAAGTCCTGGAAAATATTGTAACATTTCAGTAATCAACATTGGGTCAGGTATCCTTTCTACACCATATGTTTTTTTATATATTACACCATCTTCCCCAGTTTCTTCATGTGTAACTTCTCTGATAAACTCAATAGCATAAGAAATTAAGTGATTCTTAAATAAGGTACCCGTGTTCTTCCATCCATACTCTTGGAACACGCTTCTGTTTGATCCCAACTCTTTTAGGAATACTATTTGACTCTTAGGTACTAAATACTTCTGTTTTCTTTCTCCTATCATATATTGTATAAACAGCGAAATATTGTTCTCAACGATAGTCCAGGCATTATACCATTCTATAATAAGTCTTAAGTGTTCATGTGTTTGATTGATATCATCATATCTACCACACCAGGAGGCCACAATTTTGTCACCTTCTATGAAGGTCTCTAAACCCGAGGGGGTTTCTTTAGTAACTTCTACGGGATTTTTATAGACAAAAATGCTACACAAAGAGTCTGATGTAGTAGTTTTCCCTTCTGACACAGGGTCAACAGAAGCATAGTAAGTACCAAAATCAGGATTCTTAATAGGACGCTCCCATACCTTCAGTACGCCTCTTTTGTCCTCCTGTTTTTTATTAACAGGAAATTCAGTAATAGGTATTCTTCTTGATACATTAGCCTTTATTTTACCTTCTGTCTCTTCCAGATCTAATAGTTCAAAGGAATACTCCTTGTCTTCTATACGCTTCATCTGTTTTGCCAGAAAACCTTGCGGGAATATTGACTCTTTTCTATAGGCAAAGGCCTCGGCTATATCAATAGGTTTTTGTGAGACCCTAAGTTGGTACTGTTCAGCTTCTAGATCTTTTTTCCATGCATCACGCTCTTTTTTAATAGAGATCAAAGCCTCTTCAATCTTAGAATTACCAAACTGATCTAAGAAAGGGGGCATAGACCATTGTTCTGGAATAAATAATCCCGCTATTCCCAAAGTTCCTTTATCATCCATGAGGTCTGTCTCGACACCTAGAATACCGTTAGCTTCAGGATTAAGAATCATTTTCTTCAAAGGTTTGCAGTGATCTAAATCTCCTACAGATCCCGCAGCAATAAATTGACCAGTAGTTACCATCCCTGAAGACATTGCAGGACGCAAGTACTCATAGGTCTTATCCATCTTTGGTGCAATGCCTGCCTCCTCATGGAAAAAGAAACTACAGGGTCCACCAACACCTGCTGTAGCATTCTTCTCGAATGATGCACCTTGTATCTTAGATCGTAACCCTTTGAATGTCTTACGGTTATTGATCCTTACTTCAACCTTTTGTTCCCATAGGAGAACCTTCCCTGGATTACTTGGTCTATACCACGCTGTATGTTCATTAAGAAAGGCCGAGTACTCATCCAAGAATTTCCAAGAACCCTTGTCATTTACGTAATCCTTAAGTGAAGCACCTATCTTAC